CGTTTTATTACAAAAATTTCAATTATGTCATTTCGGATTTCATTCCCTTATGAAGAAACAAAGCGCGTTTACGTTGATAAACATCCCGACCCCGAAAAGGTTGGTTTGTATTACGTTAAGCGCGAGCGTAGTGTTTTCCTGTTTCCCGAAAGAGTTCGGTCCGAGGAAAAATACGCAAGAAAATTGTTAGAGACTTGTTGTCTCACTTCCGGTGCTAGAACGGAACGTCTTGAAGAAGGCACAAAGAACGACCAGGTCGAAAGATACCAGCAGTATAGCTGGAGTTTTGAGGAGCCTGCTGTCATCGTCCCTCAGAGTGACCAGGATATGTCTGATATCATGGACGCGATGTTGCTCGCTGTCAGTGTCGGAGAAGGTGTCGTCCAAGGCATAACTGAGGGTGCCAGAGAAATAGTTACGGACACGGTGCACGTTGCCACGCTTCCCGTCAGAAAGGCTGTAGAGCTTTTCAGATATTTTTATGACAAAGTCAGGCAGGGCCTTGAGAGCAAGGTCATCAGCGCAGCAACAGAACGTGTCAAAGATGGCATTAAGCGGCACCCATGGAAGATTATTTTCGGTGTCACGGCTATCTGTTGTGTTGGCTATGTCGTTGGAAAGTACGGTGTCAAGGCCGTTAAGAATCTTGTCAAAGCTATCGGCTCCGTTGTTAAGAGTTTAGGCAGTGCTTTGTTTGGCTCTGGAGTCTCAAGCACTGAACAAGTCGCAACAGAGATAGAGCAGGTCATCAACGTCGTCGCGCAAGCAGGCAACGGAGAATTCGGGTCCCTGAATAAAAATCCCGATTCTCCGGTTCCTTCTTTCGCGTCGAGGTTTTGTGCAGCCATCACTCTGTGGTTCACAGGCGTTGCAGTTACATGCAAGTCTGTCTGTGCTGCCGCTAAGCATGTTGGGCCCCTTGTCAACGCTGGCAAACACGGTCTTGTTTGCCTGAAGTTTCTCTTGAAGAAGCTGCCTGCCTGTGTTCAGTCCATGGTGTATGAAGCCACTGGTTTCGATGCTCTTGAAGATGAAGCATGTTACGGCATAGTCTCTGAGATGCTCGTGCTTAGACAGGCATATGCCGCTGCTGGCAACAACATTAATGGGCTTGGTTTCGTCGAGCAGGTTATAAGTGTCGCGGCTCGCGCCGACGAGATGGAACTAGAACTCATTAGACGCCATGACAAGACTCGAGAAGTCTTCGCCAAGATAAAGGCGGATTTCGCTTTTCTTCAGGCTGAAGCTATCATTCACCGTGGTCTTTGCGCCGTTAGACAAGTGCCTTTGTGTGCGTATTTTCATGGCAAGCCCGGTATTGGCAAGTCCCACATGATGAACTCTGTTTTTCGAGACGTTCTGAGCCAGACATACAACAACAATGTCTACAGTCGCAGTTCCGGTATGAAGTTCTGGGACGGCTACGTCGGTCAAAACGGTGTTCTGATCGAGGAATTCGGAACCAACACCAAGTTCGATGAATGTGCTGAGATTCTCAGTCTTGTGAACATGAACCCCGTGATTCTTGACATGGCCGCTCTTGGTGCCAAAGGAAGGTTCTTTAGTAGCACTTTCATAGCCATGACGACTAACAAGGACCCGAATTCCCAGTTTAAGACCGCCGTTAGCACGGATGCCTTCAAGCGTCGCATTGTAGATATAAATGTCACGCTCGCTAAGGGTTGCTCGTTGTCGAATGGGCAAGTAGACGTCGACAGGATCAGTTCAGATGGCTATTATGACCACCTTTCCTTTAGCATCCTTCAGCAGGATGGCAGCAGGTCCGACATGAGCTATCGGGCCATGATCAAATTCCTTAAGACCAAGTATTTGGCGAACGTCAAAACTTATGCGACAACCTGTGATCAGATTTGCGCTGATACCAGGCCCGCCTACGGCAAAGATCCCGATTTTACTGCCGAAGACTGTTCCACGTGGAAAGACAGAAGCCCTGAAGTCAAGATTGATACGCAAGGCGGCGACGACGACAAAGGTGATTCTTCACCTATAGAGAATGTCAAATGGTTTACCGCTAAAGGTGCCGCGGGGAAAAACAGTCGTGTCAGGGTCCGTTCCGTGCCTGACATCAAAGGCACCGGTTACGAATCTGTGAACTCATTCAGTGCTTTCACCCAGGACGAGTCGAAGGATCCCGACGAACCAGATTTTACTGTCGTCGGTGTTGTTAATGGTTGTCATGCGGTGGTAGACTGCACTGGAGATGACTGTGGATCTGCTTTCTGCAAGGTTTCGAGCGATGCAACAGCGAATACCATAAAGCGTGGTTTTTGTGATTGCGCTCCTGACGTGAATATGAGAAAGCGGTATTGCTGTGACCAGTTCGAGAAAGTTGATAAGCAACTCTGTTCCTTCCAAGCCAGGACTGCTGCTAAGAAGGAGATGGAGAAGTTAGATCTCACCAAGAACCTTCCCAAGGAGAGCGTCCGTGCCGCGTTTGTTAAGCACCATCCAGTTCTCACTGGTATCGTGAAGGCTGTTGCTCTCGTCGCCACTGTTGCCGCTGTTTTCAAAGGCATTGTTTCTGCGGCGCAAGTTGTTATCAACATGTTTGCGGAACCAGTTGCGACTCCTGTTCCGGTTCCCGAACAGCCCGTCCATGTTGCCGCAGAACCCGCAGAAGTTGTCGGCCAGAGCAATTATGACAGAGATAGAGACCATGGCGAGGAAAGCAAAATCTACGAGTGGCTCGACTACGGAACCGATGAATGTTCTCGGGGTGCTCCTGTTATGCCTTTGAATCGACGAGCGCGGATTAGGCCTCAGTCTGATGACGAGAAGGTCAGTGGCCGTATTGCTCAATACAGTGCTATTCAGGAAAATATTCGTCGTAACATGGCAGATGTTTACGTTGACAATAAGAGGGTCGGTCATGGCCTTTTTATCAGAGCCGGTAAGTTCGCTATGCCTTATCATTTTATTGCGTATAAACTTAACAGCGGTCTTGGCAGCGCCCAGCTCAAGGTTGTCAGGTGCGGCGAGTCAGTCGACATGGTGGCGACAAGACTCAACGTGAGCGTTCTCGAGAAAGAGGACGGTATGACGCACGACATTTGCATGGTCGAATGCCGAATGCAGACATATGTCAGACCAGTCGAAGCATACTTTCTGCCAGAAGCTGATGTCAGGAAGAGATATGAACTTGTTCGTGACAGTGAGCTTGTTGGACCTATCAATGTCAACAAACCAGGGACTGCCCAGCTTTCAGTCGAGAGGACTTGTTATACAGCAAAGGGCAATCAATCTTTGTTTGTCTCTAATAAATACAAGTACGCTCCACAGGAAGCAGGTGACTGCGGCCGAGTGCTTATGAGTCCAAACGTCCAGGGTGTTCTTGGCTTCCATGTCTATCTCTCCACCTCAGGAATGGATAGACACGGTGCTTCAGTCGTTTTGACACGTGAGATCATTCAGCGTCTTATCGGGAAAGAGGAGATTGAGACCCAAGCAATTATTAATGGCGCGCACGACGAGTACTCTTTCGTTAGCGAACATGGTGCCCTTGTGTCTGTTGGCAAAATAGATGCCCCTTCCGTTGCGCCGATGAAGTCGAGACTCATTCCTTCCGTTTTTCGCGATGAGGAATGGTGTGTTCCTTCGAAGTTCCCCGCTGTTCTTGGGCCCGACCATCCTACTAATCCTGGACATTCGACTCAGTCCATTCTCTACGGCGGACTTGTTAGGCAATCTGTTGGCGTTAAAGAGATAATCGACAAGGACCTTGACTACGCCGTTTCTTCCGTTCTCGAGGACTATAAGTACAGAGGCGGTGAGAAAGGTTTGCTTACCATTCCTGAAGTCATAAATGGTTCTCCTAGGTTTCCTGGGCTCGGGACCATGTGTATGGCGACGAGTAGTGGTTATCCTTGGGCCTTCAAAGGTCTCGGTTCCAAGAAGAAAGGACATTTTTCTGAGAGCCTCAATCGAGACCGTATCATAACCAACCCTGAGCTACTCGAGGAAGTTTTGCGCTCATGCCGTGAGCTTGAGCAGGGTTATCGGACTGGGGCCATCTGGACCATCTTCGCTAAAGATGAGAATCGCAGTCAAGCTAGGATTGCTACAGCTCATACTCGGATCATATGTGCCAGCCCTATGCACATGACAATGGTGTTTCGACGCTATTTTGGCGCCTTTCTGAGCATGTTTCATATCGAGCACTACGAGATGGAGTCCTGTGTCGGGATGAACGTCAACTCTTCTGATTGGGACCAGCGTATGAAAAGGCTTTTGGCCGTCAGCGATGTCGGCTTTGACGGTGATTACACACAGTTCGAGATGCTCGCAACCTTGAGTATGCATCGCAAGGTTGGCAGCATTATCAATGCTTGGTATGGTGAGAACTGTGCGTTGGACAACAGCGTCAGGCTTGCCTTGCTCGAGGAGAGCGCACTCGCTGTTGTGCGCATTGGTGATGATGTTTTCGGGACGACAGGTTCCAACAAATCGGGGTCCGTTCTTACAACGACCATAAACACGATCATTAATGTCATTATGATGCGTTACGCTTATGTCAGCATCATGAAGGGTCCGCGACATGAAATCAGTAGCATTCAACACTACAAGCGACTCGTTGCGCACGACGCTTTCGGCGACGACAGTCGGACTGCCGTTCACGAATCCATTCGCGAGTGGTTTAATGGGCCCGCGGTTGCAGCGCTTTTCGCTAAGTACGACATCGTTTTCACTTCTGGAGACAAGGATAAGAATTTCCTTATGAAGAAGATTGTTGACTGCACCTTTCTCAAAGCGACGACCCATGAGGAACCCAATCTTGTCCCAGGCATAAGGTTCTATCCCAAAGCTAGCCACGATGCTGTTGTGCAAAGCTTGTCTTTCAGAATGAACAGTATGGGCGAACTCGAACATGCAAGATGTCTCACTGAAGATACTCTCAGAAGAGTTTTCGGTTCTGGCCGCCGTGTGTTTGACATGTGGAGCGATAGGCTTCGTGTCGTTGCCAATCGCTATGGCTATAGCTACAATATCATTTCTTACGAAGATCTTCTTTATGAATGGACGAATGGTATCTTCGTCGACGAATTCGGGACCATTTCTTTCTTTGATCCTTTGATCCAGACGCAGATGACCGATGAAACAGGTGTCCCCGTAGACATCGAGAGCCCTGTCACCAGCATTTCTGCCGGTGGTTCCCATTCAGCCATTTCCGACTATGGTGGCGTCAAGTCGAAGGCCAACACAGTTTCTGACACGTTAAAGAAGTTCACTGCTGTTCTCGATATTCCAGTCGGTGAGCCTTCCAATGTTGTGCGGAATGTCGCCGAAGCTCTTTTGGCTCGTGGTGCAGTGCAGAACTCCCAGACGCCGTTGCAGTATTTTTCCAAGATGTATCTCGCGTATGTTGGCAGTTTGCGGTTCAAGTCTATAAACAGTTCTGGGCGTTGCAGTGCCACAGCTTATTTTGGTGCCGATTTGGTCGTCCAGAAGAACGACATTGCTGTCCATAGTGGTTCGGGGACTAACTTCGGGCCTGTTGCTCTTGGAGGGAATGTTCTTGAGGTGCAGACGCCGTTCGTTAGCATTTACCCTTTTCTGCTTGTTCCGCGCAAGTCCGAACATCACGACGATCTTCATTACAGTTTTGGCGCTGTGGGGTTTTCCGTTAGTCGCGCTGGAGGAACTGGTGCCGTTTATGAAGCCGTCGGCGATGGTTTCAGGCTGTTTAGGCACTGTTTTGTTCCACGGTTGTCAGTCACCGGCACCACACGGCGACACGAGTCGCTTCCTTTTGTCGTTCCGCGAACCATTCGGCTTGTTCCTGGCGTGTCCACGCTTCAGATGACCCAGGGTCAGCTATCGACTATTCCGGTTATCGACGTGTCTCCAAGGATCAATGCTCAACCTCTCAACTCGCTGACTATCGAGTCAAAGTATCTTTCGGACACACAGCTTAATCAATGCAATATTGGAATACAGGCAGGACGCGCCAGACATTATTCTGAGACAACGGTTGATGCGCACGTCGACATATCACAATGGCGAACCATTTACAATAGTGTCAGAATCAATCCTATCGAACCTTTCACGAATAGCCTCGAGACTTTTCCCGCAAAACCTATAGGTGAAGTCATCGTGACGCCCGGTGCTACTCTCGCTCGGACCTATTTTGTCGTCAGAGAGAATGACAACGATAACGATTATCGGACGTGGCTCGGGACCCCCGGTGGTAACTTGGTGGTTTCATGTCTTGCAGACGCCAGTTTTGGCGCGCTGAATCGTGCTCCTGTTGTTATACAGGGACGTCTTGCCAGGGAATGGTCGCCTGGTCTTTATTTCGCGGATGTCGACGAGGTCATTAGCACGCAGGCCGGTGATGGCATCGTTTTCTCATCTGAGCCGGAGGTTTCGACAGGCGCCTCTTCCACTTTCTCGGGCCAACTTAGCATCGGCGAGGCAGCAATGGACGATATCATGGCTGTCAAACGCCAGCAGTTCCTGGGAGAATACAAATGGAGCACCAACGACGCCGCTGGTTCAGTGATGCTCGCTCTCGACGTCCCCTTTGAAGTTATGCGGAGCCGGCTTACGACGCAAGCTTTCAAGCGAAATGTTTTCTGGAGAGGCGACACTGTTCTTAGCGTCCATCTCCAAACGACACAGTTCAACAGCGGCCGTTTCGTCGTTCTTTTCGTTCCTCTTCTTCCCAAGGCTGAAGCTATCGAGAGGTTCGCTGCTTCCGGTACTAATCAATCGATGGTTCCCTATGTGAATGTTGATGCCAACAGTTCTAGGACCATTGATTTTGTCATTCCCTATTTTAGCCAGTACACGCATGTTAACACGTTTGAGAGAGGGCCATCGAGCAGTTTGGGCACTTTGCTTTTTATTGTCCGCAATGCTCTTTACATTGGTGATTCTATCGCCAGCAGCCTCACGTATACTTTGTTCACAAGGTTCGACAATTCCCAGTTCAGTGTTGTGAACCCGACGATTACGACCATCGTCCCCCAGGGCGGTCTTAATTCCAAGGTTACCAACATTAATATTCGGAAGGTTGTCGACAGCACTATAGATGCTAGCAGCACTGGCGACAATTTCGAGGCCAAAGCACAGTTCACTAAGAACGACAAACCGAACCTGGGCCTGAATTATACTCCCGTCCGGAACGCCGCATATCCTATGCTGTGCAACGCAAGCAACGTCGAGTATAGCGAAAATCTTTCTCTCGACAGTTCTAATCTCGTTGCCCTTTCGAATGTCGTGGCCGGCACTACTGTTGACGAAATGGATTTTGCCTATCTTGTGAGCAAACCGTGTTATGTTGGGACGTTTAAGATACTTGCTAACGGTAATACGAACGAGCAGGTCTATTCTCGTCGGCTTTGTCCCCTTCCCGAGCTTTTTACCGCTGTCGTGGGCGAGATTTTCCAACCAGACCTTGTTGGATATATCTCGGCCCCTTTTTATTACTGGAAGGGCTCGCTTGTGTTTAGGTTCGAGATTGTTGCCACGGCGTTCCACACGTGTAGGATAGCTATCTGTGCTCATTATTCGATGCCTCTCGACACTGTGAAGAAAGACGACGCTCTTTCTCAGTATACCGTGGTCCACGACGTTGGCGTCGGGAAGAACGATATTTGTGTGACTTTTCCTTGGAGGAGTTCTACTCCCTGGAAGAGAGTGCCCAGCTCTTCAGACACGGTGGAGAGCGATAGCTGCCTTGGATACCTCTCAGTGCGTGTTGTTAATCCGCTTAACCCTCCTGAAAGCGTTGCTCCTTTTCTTGAAGTCAATGTGTTCTCGTCTGCTGGCGATGACTTCGAGCTCAGTGGATTTGGAAACAGCTCGCAAGATTTAACGAGCATATTGTGACTGCTCTGGTTCTTGTCTTGCGCCTGTTTCCTTTTGCTCTGGGCCTCCGTCGTGGCGAACGACGTTAAACTTTGCCGTTTTCGAACCCGGTGTCCCATAGAATGTGTCGCAGGCCATGTTGTTTGGTTTTCTTTTTTTTTCCAAACCTTCATCGTCCTCGTTTTCATGTTCTTTGCTTCCTGGGTCCTGGTCGTGGTTGGCGACCTTAAATTCAACCATCGCGGCCCGCTTTCGAGCGGGCGCCGTCGGCCCAACGACGTTAAACATGGTGTCCGTCGTGGTTCCCGACGAAATACTGGGACCCCAGACCGTTGTCCTAGAGGCAACCTATGTATAGTACGTTTTACTGTTTTTGTTTTAAAATTTTGTGGACGGACTATGCAGCGACTGGCCTTTAAGGCAGGCGTCGAGACATCCCGTAGTGAGGGACCTTCTCCGCTGTCTTAGGCAGTTTTTGTTCTTCCGTTCACCTTTTCTTTTGTTTTTGTAACTCAACACTAGGTGAAATCTCGCAAGAGTGGGGACTTAGTGTTTTATCCTTCAATTTTTCTTTTCGTTTATTTGTTTGTTTGTTTGTTGTATGTTCACTGTTCACGTTTTTTTATCAACCAACTCCCC